GAAGTATCGAGCACAAAGACATCAATGACATGGTCTTGGCTGGATACACACCAGAACAAGTGAAGGAAATTATTGATGAATGCACTTACTCCGGACCGACTGCGAAACTACATTTCGCTTTATGGCGTCGTGACCATTAATAGAATTCTGACGTTGCCAGAGAAAGACCTGACTTGGGTTGTTTACAACGCCAACATGGTACCAACTGCAACTAAGTTGATTATTGATCTACGTGGTATTGAATTCTTTTCAAAGTATGTCAGAGTATCATCTCGTGATATAGAAGATATTGAATCGTGTGGTGTAGGCATTGTTTATTTCGACCCTAACCTGTTTAATCACATAGGAAACGGATATGGATGATTTAGTAATCAATGAATTCGGAATCGAGTACGAAAAGATTGTAATCAAGAAACTTCGAATCTTCCGAGTAGGCAAGCAATGGCTTGTAGAGTATCAGCGTACTCCTCGTCTATGGGCACCGTGGGATTACTTCTGGTGGTACAATGATGGACAGTATGTTGAGTACTACGATGCTCTTGCACGAGTAAAAGAACTAAAAGACAATGGATACGTAAACATTGCACGTTTCCAAAAGGTGAAAACATTTGAGGTGAATAATGAAGACTGAAATTTATAATGCACTACGCCGCAATCTGCAATCTCAAGTTGAGAGACACGCAATGAATGTTCGTATCATGCTTGATAAGCCAATGGCAATTCATGAGCATACTGACTTTATGACGGCTGTCGAACTTGAACTTTCGCAAATCGCCGAGTATCAAGACAAGTTGGAAGCACTTGAATATGTAATGAAGGGTTGATTGTAATATGAGTGAAGTAAATTTGGTCGGCCTTACTAAGCCGAGTGCATACACCGGGTGTTCGACTGCTAATGAACTGGTTGCATGGGCAGCACGAGTATCCAATCCATCGAATCAAAACAATACAGAAACAGCACCAAAGCTTGTGCAGTATTTGATTAAGAACCAGCATTGGTCGCCACTTGAGATGGTCCATATCGACATGGAAATCAAAACTACACGAGATATCGCTCGCCAGATTTTGCGGCATACATCTTTCAGATTCCAAGAGTATTCCCAACGTTACGCCGATCCAACGGTAGATCTTGGATTTGTGAAGCGAGAAGCAAGACTTCAAGACGCTAAAAATCGTCAAAACTCGATCGAGGTTGAGGATGCGCGACTTCGAGAAGAATGGGATATGATGCAGCAGCAGGTTATCAACGCTGCTAAGATGGCCTATCAGTGGGCCAGTGAGCGTGGCATCGCCAAGGAACAGCGGCGTGCTGTATTACCTGAAGGTTTGACTGAATCTGTGATGATTATGTCAGGGTCTCTTCGTTCATGGGTACATTATTGCCAGCTTCGTATGGACAAGGCGACTCAGAAAGAACACCGCATTGTTGCCGAGCAATGCTGGGAGATTATCTGCCATCACTTCCCTGATGTAAAGGCAGCACTAGATAGTATGGCTGCACAAGCAGAATTCGAAAGGAAACTTCCATGATCAATTGGTTAGTATATAATAAAAATGATATTGTGGTTGCCGATGTTGAGACCGAAGAAGAAGCTCTCGAGGTCGTAGAAGATCTTACTGAAGATCCATGGTGGAAAGATGAAGCTCCGTATAGAATAGAGATGTTAGTATGACACAAGTAATAGTTAAAGAAGATGATAACGGTGAGTTATATATAGATCTACCAGATGAACTCATGGAAGAAATGGGCTGGGATATCGATACAGAACTAGTTTGGACCGTTGCAGACGACGGTACCATTGGACTGAGAAAGAGAATAGATGATCAATGTAACGAAGCGTGATGGAACGCGCGAACCTCTCGATATTAATAAGTTCCACAAAGTTGCTATGCACGCATGTGAAGGTCTATCCGGCGTTTCCGTATCTGATCTAGAAATTAAAACACACATTCAGTTCTACAACGGTATTAAAACTGGAGATATCCAGGAAACTCTCATCAAAGCAGCAGCTGATCTCATTGATGAAGATCACCCTAACTATCAGTATGTCGCAGGTCGACTAATCAACTACCAGCTTCGTAAAGAAGTCTATGGTAAGTATGAGCCAGAACATCTATGGCAACATTATGAAAACGTTTTTGATGCTGGGTATTATGACAAGGAACTGGGAACTAAGTATTGGCCAGAGGAATGGATTGAACTCGGCAATTACATCGATCATGACCGTGATAATCTGCTAACCTATGCTGCTATGGAACAGTTCCGTGGTAAGTATCTTATCCGTAATCGTGTAACCAATAAGTTTTACGAAACTCCTCAAATGGCTTTCATGTTGATTGCCATGACTCTCTTCCAAAACTACAAAAAAGATCGTATTAAATGGGTAAAGGAACTTTATGACGCAATTAGTACTTTTGACATTAGTCTTCCTACTCCTATCATGGCAGGCGTGCGCTCCCCTCAACGTCAGTTTAGTTCGTGTGTACTTATCGAAACTGACGACTCGCTGGACTCAATAAATGCAACCTCCTCAGCAATCGTCAAGTACGTTAGCCAGAAAGCTGGAATTGGTATTGGTGGCGGTCGTATTAGGGCTGTTGGATCTCCTATACGCAATGGTGATGCTTCTCACACTGGCGTTATTCCTTTCTGGAAGCATTTTCAATCTGCTGTTAAATCTTGTAGCCAAGGTGGTGTCCGTGGTGGAGCGGCGACACTCTATTACCCCCTTTGGCATTACGAAGTGGAGGATCTACTTGTCCTAAAGAATAACAAGGGCACTGAAGATAATCGTATTCGTCATTTGGACTATGGAGTCCAGTTTAATAAGGTAATGTATGAAAGACTTCTATCTGGAGGTAATATCACCCTCTTCTCACCTGGTGATGTACCGGATCTCTATGAAGCGTTTTACACGAGCGTTGATACGTTTAGAGAACTCTATGAAAGAGCAGAAAGAAACACCAAGCTCAGAAAAAAGACCATCCCTGCGATTGATCTCTTCTCAGCCTTCGTTACCGAAAGAAAAGACACAGGTCGAATCTATTTGATGAATGTAGACCATGCAAATGAGCATGGTTCGTTTACTGAAGCAGCTCCAATCAAGATGAGCAATCTATGCTGCGAGATTACACTGCCAACTACACCGCTAAAGGATATTCATGATGAGTCAGGCGAAATTAGCCTTTGCACGCTTGCAGCAATCAATTGGGGAAGAATTAAAAAGCCGTCTGATTTCGAAAAGCCATGCACCATTGCAGTACGCGCTTTGGATGCCCTATTGGATTATCAGGACTATCCTGTTCGTGCCGCTGCTATTGGTACTCGGAATCGTCGGCCTCTGGGCATTGGTATCATCAACTTTGCTTATTGGCTGGCTCGTAATGATACCAATTATTCTAATCCAGACCTTGATCTGGTACACGAGTATGCTGAAGCATGGAGCTACTATCTTATTAAAGCCTCGGTCGACTTGGCTGAAGAAGTAGGAGCGTGCCCACTCGATCATGAAACCAAATACGGGCACGGGTATATGCCAATCGATACGTATAAGAAAGATGTCGATGAGTTGGTTGCTCCTAACTACAAGATGCCATGGAGCATTCTTGCGAGTAGAGCGCTATCAACTGGCATTCGCAACTCGACTCTGATGGCTCTCATGCCTGCAGAAACCTCTGCTCAGATCTCTAACTCGACCAATGGTATTGAACCACCACGTGCTCTGGTTTCGATCAAGCAATCGAAGGATGGCGTGTTGAAGCAAGTTGTTCCTGGTATTCAGAAGCTCAAGAATAAATACGAACTACTATGGGATCAAAAATCTCCTGAGGGTTATCTCAAGATTATGGCTGTCCTACAAAAGTTTATCGATCAGGCAATCTCGGTAAATACTTCTTACAATCCTCGTCACTATGAGGATGAAAAGATTCCGATGTCTGAAATGATTAAACATCTTTTGATGCATTATAAGTACGGCGGTAAGACTCTGTACTATTTCAACACCTTCGACGGTGCTGGTGAAATTGAAGAACCAAAACCACTAGCACAAGGGCAAGTAGATGATGAGGATTGTGACTCTTGTAAAATCTAACAGGAGTATTCAATGGCAAGAAAAGCGCCATCAGCATCAGCTGTACAACACGTAAAAATTGTAACTGGTACATCGCAAGATACACGTCGACCAAAACTGTCGTCAATGAATAAGCATAAGAAGAGAAATTTTAAAGCATACCGTGGCCAAGGCCGTTGACAGGAGAGTGAAAATGGATTATATTATGATTGATAACGACAAATGGGATGACGCCGGAAAGAAGTATAAACTGATTTCTCTGAATCGTCGTTCTGAAAGCACGGCCGTTGAACTAGAACTTGAATATGATGGACAGGTTATTCATAGAGTGGAAGCTTATCATAACATTCAGTTTTTAGAAGAAAAGGGTTAGAATGCTATACACAGGCTCAGGGAATCTTCCTCACCACATCTACTGCTGGGTAGATTCTTCATTTATTCGTAAAGATGCTAAGCCTAATACGTATGAGCCTTGTATTTGGTTTGCACTACATGCAAAAGCAGGTCATTCATGGGGATGTCATGTAATGCTTGAATGTGGTGCAGTTTGGAGAGGTGTTCCTCCTCATGCATTAGCATTTGCACCAGATCCAGAAAAAAGTTGGCGTCTTAAAGACACACAAATATGGGATTGTTATGGCGATCAGTTTTCTGTATTGATATATAGTTATCTGCACAGCCAACAAGCAGAGATTCGAAGAAGCGGCCTTTTTGGCCGTTATCTTTTTACAGTCGTTCCAATGAACGATGGATATACACAACACCCGTCTCAATCAAAAGAATTCATGTTCATTCAACTTGACAATGGTAGACTTACTATCATGCCAACGAATGAACTTCGATTCCATGATAAGTCATACACCGAAGGCGATTGGCCTAAGGATCTGAAACTCAACGACAGTACCTGGAGAGTAGAATGACAGTATTTAGCATCAAGTTTGAAGATGCGACACAACAGAATTGTTTCTTTGGCGAGCCAGTAAATATTGCTCGCTATGACAAACAGCGTTATTCTATTTTTGAAAAACTAACTGATAAGCAACTCGGTTTCTTTTGGAGACCAGAGGAAGTTGATCTGTCACGTGATAGTAAAGACTTTAAAGGACTGACAGAGAATGAGAAACACATTTTCACAAGCAATCTCAAGAGGCAAATCCTCCTTGACTCTGTACAGGGCAGAGCTCCATCTTTGGCTTTTCTTCCAATATGTTCGCTTCCTGAGCTGGAAACCTGGATCCAAACTTGGGCGTTTAGTGAGACGATTCATTCCCGTTCCTACACTCATATCATTCGTAACGTCTATTCTGATCCTTCCAGAGTCTTTGATGAAATGCTGGAACTCGAGGAGATCGTAGACTGTGCTGAAGACATTAGCAAGTACTATGATGATCTGATTAAGTGGAATAATCTGGCATATGATCCCGGCGAATTTTATAATGAATACGATCACAAGAAAGCACTTTGGCTCTGTCTGAATGCCGTGAATGCTTTAGAAGGAGTAAGATTTTATGTCTCGTTTGCGTGTAGCTGGGCTTTTGCGGAAGTTAAGAAAATGGAAGGCAACGCGAAGATCATCAAGCTTATCGCGCGGGACGAGAACGTTCATCTTGCCTCAACACAACAGCTCCTCAAAATTCTACCGAAGGAGGATGAAGACTTTGCTCGCATACAGGAAGAAACACGGGATGAGTGCATCAGCATGTTTTACCGAGTGGTCGAACAAGAAAAAAGCTGGGCACATTACCTATTTCAGAACGGGTCGATGATTGGTCTGAACGAAGAACTTCTTTGCCAATATGTAGACCATATTGCCGCAAAGCGTATGGGTGCTATTGGACTCAATGGTAAGCCTGGAGCGAATCCTTTGCCATGGACTCAAAAGTGGATCTCAGGTTCCGAAGTTCAAGTTGCTCCACAAGAAACAGAAATTACTAGTTATGTAATTGGTGGTGTTAAAAAGGATGTAGACGAAAACACTTTCAAAGGATTCTCACTTTAATGGATTGGATAACCTGCCCCTCATGCGATGAGGAATTTAAAATCATCACGGACAGTACTATAAAACCAGTTTATTGTCCCTTTTGTTCTGAAGAACTTGATATTGAAGATCTTTTTGATGACGAAGAAGATGAATAAATAAATCTTTCCGCTTGTTATGGAATAGATTTATGGGTTGGTTATACGAAGACAAAGAGTTTACTCACGACGATGAATGGTACGGCTTCGTATATCTCATTGAAAACTTGACCAATGGTAAGAAATACATAGGTCGCAAGTATCTCACAAAAGCTGGATACAAGACTGTCAAAGGCAAACGTAAGAAGATCCGAGTAGAGTCCGATTGGGATTCCTATTACGGATCTTCTTCTGCTCTAAAAGAGGACATTGAAAAGCTCGGCAAAGAGAATTTCAAAAGAACTATTCTCCGTCTATGTAAATCCCGTGGTGAATGTAATTACTTTGAAACAAAATACATCTTTGATTACGATGCAATATTAGATCCAAACTACTATAATACTTGGGTAAGTTGTAAGATTCAAGCAAGCCATGTGAAGGCTTTACTTTTTAACCCCGAACAGGAGACTTTATGAGGTGGGCAAAGTACTAGAACATAAGCACTTAATTGTAAGAGCAGAATTAAGTAATCCTCCACAGTGCACGACTGCTATTGAAGCATGGATGAAAAACCTTGTGGAAGCTATTGATATGAAGATTCTGATGGGACCTTATTCGGTCTATTCAGATATGGTTGGTAACCGTGGCTTGACTGCAGTAACCATCATTGAAACTAGTCATATTGCTCTTCATGTTTGGGACGAGTGCGAACCAGCACTTGCTCAATTGGACGTCTATACATGTAGTACTCTGAATATTCAAGATGTATTTCAAGCCATTGAAGCTTGGAACCCAACAAAAGTAGAGTATAAGTATATTGATAGAGAAAATGAGTTGACATTAATTGAGAAGAATGTTATATAATAAGAAGGTGAAGTGATATGCCACATCCAGCAAAAAATAGACCACGTAAGGGTCGCCGTAAAATCGGCTCAACTAAGCGCAAAGCACGTGGTGCTCGTAAAAACAAGAAGTGAGGTTATATAATGGGTAAGAAGAGAACTCGTAAAACAGTTGTATCAAAAGGCCAGCGTCGTAATATCGTTGCTGGTGTAAAGGAAATGCGTAGAGATACGACACCTCTTGAGAAAGCAATGAACAAGCTAAAGGCTTGGAAGAGAGGTCAGAATCCTTGGGTTACCGTTCCAGGACCAAGTTCAAACATGCGCTTTATTCGTGTCCGTGCAAATACTGCATGGGGCGATCCTCGTTATGTAGCAAACATTTACAGAGGAAAGAATGCAGATGAATAAGGTTATTATCTACACTAAAGACAATTGTCCATTTTGTGTGCAGGCTAAAAATCTATTTTCTGCAAAAGGTGTCACCTATCAAGAGATGAAGATTGGTGCAGAATTAACTCGTGAAGAGTTTATGGAAATTTTTCCAAACGTGAGAACAGTTCCTTTTATTATTATTGATGGAGAAGAAGTAGGTGGTTATGACAGACTCGTTGAATACTACAACCGACCAGAGCAACACTTCCTGGCGGAATGATTATCTCAAGCAAGCACTACTCAGTGATGTAGTTGAAGTGCTTTTTGTGAAGAAGGATGGAACAGAGCGTAGAATGGTCTGCACACTGAAGCCAGATCTTCTTCCAGCACAAACTGATCTTGAAGAAGCAGTACAAAAGAAGACTCCTAATCCAGATGTTCTGGCAGTATGGGATCTCGAGAACCAAGGGTGGCGTTCATTCCGCTATGACTCGGTCATTGGATTCACTAAAGAATCATGATTTATATGGTAGATATCGATCAGACTATTTGTCTGACACCGTATGTGAGTGGCAAACACATGTATGAACATTCCACCCCATTGCGCCATAGAATTGAAGCAATAAATAGACTATACGATCAAGGCCATACCATTATCTATTGGACGGCCCGTGGTTCAGGGTCGGGAATCGACTGGACCGAACTTACAAACAAACAACTAAATGACTGGGGCTGTAAGTTTCATGAAGTCCGTCTAGGAAAGCCTTCCTATGACGTATGGATTGATGATAAAGCGCTCAGTGATCGGCAATTCTTTCATATTGCAGATTATGAATGTCGCGGAGAATATAATGAATAATCAAGACCTAATTGAATTGAATGAACTGAACAAGGAGTCGAATGGTGGAACAGAACTTACCACCCGGAATCTCTTCCACCGACTTACTCGTGATGAACTCGATGGCGTCCAAATTATCACTGCTCGCGTCCGCGAACTTGATTCAGAGCGAATTAGAATCTATCATCTTCACGACCTACCTCTCGATCCGGAAGCTGAACACCTCAAAGATCCAGCTTCTCGAGATCGCTTCCACAAGTTGGTCTTCAGCTCTAACTGGCAATATCAGCAATATCGCGACTATCTTGGAATTCCATATAGCCATCAATCGTGCGTTATTGAAACAGGTGTCGAACCTATCCCACTCGTTGAGAAGCCAAAGGACAAAATACGCCTCATTTATACATCCACACCTCATCGCGGATTGGAGATTCTGGTTCCTGTTTTTTGCGCTCTCGCAGAAAAGTATCCAAACATCGAACTAGATGTCTTTAGTTCGTTTGGTATCTATGGTAAGAACTGGGAAGGGCGTGATGCTCAATATGAACCACTCTTCCAGAAAATGAGAGACCATCCACAAATCAACTATCACGGTTGGGCAGATCAGGAAACAGTACGTGCAGCATATCAAAAGGCTCACATCTTTGCGTATCCATGTATCTGGCCAGAAACGTCGTGCCGTTCTCTCATTGAGGCTATGTCGGCTGGTTGTCTTGCGGTACATCCTAATTTCTCTGCTCTGGCTGACACGTCGGGTGGGCTAACTGTCCAGTACGATGGTGATCATGAGAATCCAAATCTGCATGCCAACATCTTTGCACACACTCTCATGTATGCTATTGAAAACGTACAGAATAACGACTTGACAAACCTTCTCACATTCATCAAAGCATATGCTGATACTCGCTTCTCTTGGGAATCAATCATGCCGAAGTGGAAGGGTCTGATTGCATCATTGAAGGAACAACACAGTGATCTTGGCAAAAGCGCCTCTTAGAGTATCGTTCTTCGGTGGGGGTAGTGATATCCCCACCCACTTTGCTACGTGGGGTGGAGCCACTATCTCCACTGCTATCGACAAGTATGTCTATGTAGCAGTCATGCATACTCCTCACGATCATATTAAGGTAACATATTCAAAGTTAGAATGTGTTACCGACGTAGAAGACATTCAGAATGAAATCGTTCGGAATGCTTTGAAATTCTTTGGAATCAAATCCAACATTGAGATCACTTCATTTGCAGACATCCCTACGATCGGCAACGGTCTTGGTGGATCGTCTGCTTTTACTTGTGCTCTTGTCAAGGCATTGTCTGCCTATCTTGGGTTTGAATATGTTAACCCGTATCTTATTGCCAAGACTGCTTGCCATATCGAGATCGATCTCTGTGGCTGGAAGATTGGTATGCAAGATCAGTTTGCGTCTGCATTCGGTGGTATGAACTACATTGAGTATGCTAATGAACTTGGCAATGGCCGTGTAGATGTTAAACGTCTAGACTCAAATGCAATTGAGAACTACATGATCTTGATTCCTACTAATGTAGAACACCATGCCGCAAAGATCTTGGATAATATCAACTTTGAAGCCAAGACGTTTGTCATTCGCCAACTTGCCGACATGGCAAGGATGCAAGGTACTCAGCAAGTGAATATCAACGAATATGGTGGTTTGTTGAACTCTGCCTGGATATTAAAGAAACAAATAACTGAAGGCATCTCTTCTGAAGAGATAGATAGTATGTATGATCGATGCCAGCAAGCCGGCGCACTTGGAGCTAAATTGCTTGGTGCAGGCGGTGGTGGTTATATGCTGGCACTCACAGACGCCAAGAGTAAGATTCGCCAAGAATTCTCAGATCATACTTGCCTTGACGTAGGTATTTCACATGAAGGAGCAAGAGTTGTCTATAGAGACTGATATCATATTCGATCATCTAGGCCTGATTAATATTGGGTTTGCCAGTATCGATCATGACGAATTTAAAAAGGCCGCTGAACTTATTCGGTTAACGAGTATTTCAAATTATCGTAATAACATCTATACGATTGGCAATGGTGCTTCTGCTGCGATTGCTCAGCACTGGGCATGTGATTATACCAAGGGATGTAAGAAGGGTGGCATGAGACCGCGAGTGATCTCGTTGGCTGCTAACATTCCTCTGATGACTGCCATCTCCAATGATATTAGTTATGATGATGTATATTCATTCCAACTCGAAGCACTTGGTCAAGAAGGCGATGTGCTTGTAGCCATCTCATCGAGTGGTAACTCACCTAATGTTGTCAAGGCAATTGAGACTGCAAAGAAGCTAAAGGTAAAAACTATTGCTCTGACAGGATTTTCACGTGATAACAAATGTGCTCAGCTTGCAGACATTTCTCTCCATGTTGACATTCAAGAGTACGAAGCCGCTGAAGATGTGCACCAAGCGATCATGCATATGATTGCAAAATATTTGCGCACAGAAATTAGTGGTTGACATTTTTTTGAAATTGATGTAGATTTAATCTATAATCAAAGAGGAAAACTATGGCTATCAGTATTAAGACCAAAGCTAAACCAAAGCAAAAGTCACGTGCAACGATCAAATCGATCGATGACAAGCACTATGGACCAGAACCAATTGTTGTTGGTAGCTTTACAGACGCTCTGAATTGGTACAACTACATGGGCAACGATGATGATGCTCGTGAATGGTTCTTTGACTACATGAAAAAGAACTATACCAAGAGTGATATTGCTTTCATTCGGAAGCTTCCTAAGTGGAAGATCTCTAAGACTCTTGGTAGTGTTGCTCGTATTCTTTCGAATGGTAATGAACTACCAGAAAAGAATGTGGAGTACTTCAAGAATAGCGTACGTGATCTAATTCAAGCTGGCAAGCAGGTAGTAGACGAAGTCGAAGAAGCACCTAAGCCGGCTGTTGATATTCAAGCACGTGTTCGTGATAAAGCTAATATCATTATCACAAATCTTGAAGAAGAAATTGATCTTGTCATGGATGGCAAAGACTTCTCCATGTACAACTTCTGTCAGGCCAAGGAACTTAATCCTCAAATCCTGAACATTGTTTCTGACTACTATCGTCCACAATGGGATGAGATTCGTTCAAACGACGAACAGGTTAAGGAATCATTTGGCAAGCGTCAAAAGTTTTGGTTAAATTTTTGGAATAATTTCTTCGCTGACATCGAAAGATACCTAAATAATAAAAAGGTAGTAAAGGTTCGTAAGCCAAGAGAAAAGAAGGTCAAGTCTGCCGTTGATCTGGTTAAGAGCCTGAAGTACCAGAAGGAAGAACCTTCACTGAAGATTGTGTCGGTACATCCGGCAGAAATTATTGGATGTCAACAGCTATGGGTGTACAACACCAAATATCGCAAACTGACTCAGTACCTAGCGGTGGGACCTGCGGGTATTCAAGTCAAGGGAACGACTCTTACTGGATGGGATGTCGAATCCAGTACGTCGAAGACTCTACGAAAGCCAGAAGAATCCCTGACGGGTCTCTTGTCAGTAGGCAAGGTTGGACTGAGGTCGTTTATGTCAAATATAAAGACAGCGGAAAGCAAGCCTAATGGTCGACTCAATCAAGAATGTATTCTGCTAAGGGTAGTTAAGTGACAGATAACATCGTTCTCTTTCCTGGATTCAAACGTGAATCTCCTCCGCAATCAGTAGAAGAAATTGCAGATCAGGTTACGCAGAATCGTAAAGACCATGTTGATGGTGTACTGAATGACGTCATTCCAGATCTCATTCATATGTTCGGGTCTTATGGACTTGACATCAACTCGGACGATTATATCAAAGATGTTGCTATGGTAATGGAATCCATCAAGGCGATGATTAGCAGACAGTATCGTCTTGAACATCCTTTTCATTCTATGGTTGACAATATTTTTGATTTTAGTTATAATGAAGATAATACGGTTGCATACACATACAAATTTCCCAACAAGGATGAAGAGTAATATATTATGATTATTGTTGATTTGTCTCAGGTGATGATTTCCAATCTGATGGTTCAGCTTGGTAACCATACAAACACCGAGCTTGAAGAAGATCTTCTTCGCCATATGATTCTCAATTCAATTCGTTCATATAACCAAAAGTTTAAGAATGAATACGGTGAGATGATTATTGCATGCGATGCTGGTAACAACTGGCGTCGTCAAATCTTTCCTTACTACAAGGCCAATCGCCGTAAGAACCGTGAGAAGTCTGAGCTCAACTGGACTCAGATCTTTGACACGCTCGGCAAGGTTCGTGAGGAACTTAAGGAATACTTCCCTTATCGCGTTATTCAAATTGATGGTGCCGAGGCCGATGATGTCATTGGTACTCTAGTCGATAAGTTTGGTAATACCTCAGAAAAGATTCTGATCATGTCTGGTGATAAGGACTTTGTTCAGCTACAGCGTTACATGAATGTCAAGCAATACGATCCTGTTCAGAAGAAGTGGCGTACCACTAACGATCCTGATCGCTTCATGAAGGAGCATATCATTCGTGGTGACGTTGGTGATGGTGTTCCTAACTTCCTTTCGGCTGACAATACGTTTGTAGTTGGCGCTCGTCAAAAGCCAATTAGCCAAAAGAAACTGGATGAATGGCTTAACCAAGATCCTCGCGACTTCTGCGATGAGAACATGCTTCGTGGTTACCTTCGTAATCAGCAGCTTGTTGATTTAAACTTCATTCCAGAAAATCTACGTGACCAAGTGCTTGTTGAGTATGAAGCTCAGGCAGGCAAGGGTCGTAGCAAGCTATTCAATTACTTCATTGAAAAGCGTCTCAAAAACCTCCTCGAAAGTATCAATGAGTTTTAATATGCCAAGACAAACAATTGCACAAATTATAGAAACAGCATCAAAGATCGAAGTCATAGAAGATCGTGCTCAGTATCTTCGCGACAACGATTCATCAACTCTTCGTTATATTCTTGAACTGGCTCTTGTGCCAGGTGTCGAGTGGGAAATTCCTGAAGGAGCTCCACCATTTAAACCATGTGAGTACTTAGATGTAGAAGGTCGACTTCACCAAGAAGCTCGTACTCTTTACATGTACCTTAAAGGAAACCAACCCGGTCTTACACAATTGAAACGTGAAATGCTTTTCATTGGTCTTCTTGAGTCCATTGATAAGCGTGATGCCAATCTATTGATTGCCGTCAAAGACAAGAAACTACCTCGTACTATCTCCACCAAAGTTGTCAACCTCGCATTTCCAGGGTTAATCAATGAGCAAGTCGATCAAGCGGAATAATAAGTACTATGGCCATGATGATGATCTTTACGAAGATCACCACTACGAAACTCATGGCCAAAAGCTTTTAGAGAAACGAATTCGTTCAGCTCTTCGTTCTCGAACTAAAAGCGGTTTGTTTGATTTAATTGAAGAAGATTATTAATGCCAATCTATGAGTTTAGGGACAAAGAAACTGGGGAAACCTGGGAAGAGTTCCTTTCTATGTCTGCACGAGAAGAATACCTTGCAGAAAATCCACACGCAGAACTAGTCATTGGTGCTCCTGCTTTCATTTCTGGAATTGCAGGCGTTACTCATAAAAACGACGATGGCTTTAAAGATCTGTTAAATAGGATTGGAACAGCAAATCCGGCTTCTCCTCTCGGACAGCAACATGGAGATAAGAGCATTAAAGCCACTAAGATTCGCGACGCCGTTAATAAAGCTAAAAACAAAAAATAAGGATGATTCGTGACTGAAGCAAGACTTACCAAAAGACAAAAGAGAATTCTACGTCAAAACGGAGAACAAGATCTGCTGAACAACAAACCGAGTTTCAACTCTCCAAACTTTAATCTAAAACGAGTTCATCCACTTACAGACAACCAAAAGAAAACGTTTGATGCATTCCATAGTGGTAAACATCTAATGCTTCACGGCATGGCTGGTACTGGTAAGACTTTTCTTTCAATGTATCTGGCAATTAAAGATTTGATTGGTGGAACAAGCGAACAAGAAAAGATCTACGTAATCCGTTCTGTTGTTCCGACTCGTGATATGGGATTCCTACCAGGATCTCAGAAAGAAAAGATGAAGGTCTATGAAGCTCCTTACTATGCAATTTGCAGCGAGCTCTTTGAACGTGGAGATGCTTACGACATTCTAAAACAAAAGAATGCCATTGAGTTTATGAGTACCTCATTTGTCCGTGGTACTACATTGAACAACTGTTATGTGATCGTTGATGAGATCAATAACATGACGTTCCATGAACTTGATTCTGTTATCACACGTATCGGTAAGAACTGCCGAGTGATTTTTTGTGGAGACTTCCGTCAGTCTGACTTATCTCGTGAACAAGAGCGTAATGGCTTAAAAGAGTTCATAAAAGTGATTGACAGATTATCCGATTTTGATTATATTGATTTCTTAGAGGCCGATATTGTGCGCTCTAAACTTGTGAAGGAATACATAATTGCACGCCAAAAGCTTGGACTACAACCGTAAACATTTCGAATTTGATCTGCTCGAGTTTGCAAATCTAAATCGTATTGATGGTGAAACTGCTCGTTTGTACGAGACTCCTACCGGTCAAAGGTATCCATCGGTCACTACCGTTCTCGGTAAGATGTCTGATAAGACTGCGCTCAACGAATGGCGCAAGAGAGTCGGTGATGAGGAAGCCAATAGGATTTCTGCGCGAGCCGCATCTCGTGGGACGTCTATCCATAACATGTGTGAGAAGTACATTCTTGATCAAGAATTTGATACTTCTTTACCACATAACATGGTAATTTTCCGCCAGATTAAAGGAATCCTTGACGAAAAGGTTGATATGATTCGTGCTACCGAATGCACGCTCTTCAGCCATCATCTCAAGATTGCTGGTACCTGCGACTTGATTGCAGACTACGATGGTAGGCTTTCCATTATCGATTATAAGACATCCACTAAGCGTAAGCGTAAGGACTGGATTGAAGGTTACTTCTTACAGTGTAGTCTCTATGCCTACATGCTCTGGGAAATGACTGGGATCGCAATCAAAGACATCGTGATTATAATTGGTGTTGATGATGAAATCGATGCTCAGGTCTTCGTTGAACGGCCTTCCAATTATATCGAAAAAGCTGCCGACATGGTTCGTAGCTACCACCAACTATATGGAAACAAATGATGAATCAAATTTGGCAATACTGGAAAGGTGGCATCACCTCGAATCGAGCAGATCTTATTATCGAAACCGGTAATAAACAACCAATAGCTGATGCTGCTCTTGGCTTTGATGGAGCCACTCAAAACGATCAATATCGTTCATCAGAGATTCGTTGGATTCCAACAGGAACAGATGGACATCTCGATGCTATGCTATGGGCATTTGCACAGACTGCAAACCGTAATGCCTTTGGCTTTGATATTAGTTATCTAAATGATATCCAATACACTACGTATTATGCAGATAAGAATGGCAAGTATGACTGGCACCACGATACGTTCTGGGGTAATCCTACGGCATTTGATCGTAAGATCTCTCTGGTAATCCAGCTATCAGATCCACAAGATTATGAAGGTGGTGACTTTGAGATCGATCCTCAATACGAAGGATTGTCTGCCGAAGAGATCCGTGCAAAGGGTACTGTGATTGCATTCCCATCGTTCATTCGCCATCGCGTAACTCCTGTTACAAAGGGTGTACGTCGTTCGTTGGTGTGCTGGGTAGAGGGTCCTAAGTTCCGATGAAACTGAATCTGGTGATTGCCGATAACTTCTACGACAATCCAGATGAAGTTCGTAAGTTTGCTTTGTCTCAGCCGTTTGACGTCAAAGGAAACTATCCTGGAGCTCGTACAAAGCCTTTTATGAATGATTCAATGAAGGTGGCAATCTCCAACCTTGTTGCAACCTCAGGTGCTGTGACAAACTGGCATGAGGATTGTGGATTCACCGGTGCGTTCCAACTATGTACCGCTCAGGATAGAACCTGGATTCATGCTGATAGTTTCAACACATGGGCTGGTGTATGCTACCTCACACCGAATGCGCCTGTGAGTGGTGGCACCTCATTGTATCGTCATAAGGCCACAGGAAATCGTGAGAAGGTAGATACCGATTACGAATCATATGACTATACCAAGTGGGATGAGGTAGATCGAATCGGCAACATCTATAATCGCTTGATCCTCTATCGTGGCAACATGTTTCATGCTTCTGTAGACTATTTTGGATCTACCTTTGAGGATGGTCGGTTATTCCAAACATTCTTTTTTGATACTGAACACTAAACCATTCTTTTTATTCAAAAATAAAAATGCACTCTGGGTTTCTGGGGTGCATTTTTTTATGTACATTATTATGAAAATAAACTATACTAAGAATATAAGGAATGAAAGGAAAACATTATGACTCGTTTGTATGAATATATTCTTGCTCAGGATGATCCGTATGATTTTATCTATGAAGCTCTCGGTGGAACTCATGGTGTTGAAACCATGAAGACTTGCACTGAAATGTATAGTGATATCTCTGCAGATCATATGCTGCACCCTGATGATGACTTTGAAAAGATCATCGAGATCATGGTTAACCACATGGAAGAAGATGTATGAGCAATTCTGCTACCATTGAATACTTTGGAATGCCAACCGTTGAACAGGCCATTGCAAATTACTTTGCAAAGCATGGAGTCACTGAGGATGTTCGTGACTATTTGATGGTCCTTGAAGTCGAAAAGCCTGATGATTTTTTTCAGCTAGTATGTGATTTTATTGAAAAAAACGGTTGACATTTTTATCAAAATATACTATACTAATAATATAAGGAATGGAGATTGTTATGCATTATGTTCTTATGATTGCCGGTTTGATTACAATGTGTGTACCTGAAGAAGCTGGTTTTCTTCGGTTCGCTCTTCAAGGTGGCCTTGGTCTCAGCATGTTCGGCTTCGGTACGCTGATTGCTCTTGAAGAAAATAATGCATAATGTTGTTGACATTATTTTGAAAATAGACTATATTTAATTATCAATTGGAAAGGTTTTTGTTATGGCACATATGATTGAATTTATGGATGGCAAAGCTTCGATGGCTTATGCTGGTGAAACTCCTTGGCACGGTCTTGGTACTGAAGTTCCTGCCGATATTACTCCTGCTGATATGCTCAAGGCTGCCGGTCTTGATTGGCGAGTGACTCCGGTTCCTGCCTTTGCTGAAATTGCTGGTAAGCAGGTTTCAGTTGGCCACTCTGCTCTGGTTCGTGATGTTGACAATAAGATCTTGGACGTTATCACTGACGACTGGATTCCGAATCAAAACGAATCTGCTTTCGAATTCTTCAACGACTTTGTCGCTGCTGGTGAAATGGAAATGCATACTGCTGGTTCGCTTCGTGACGGCCAGCTGGTCTGGGCTCTTGCCAAGGTCAAGGAAAGCTTCGAGCTTTTCAAGGGTGATACAGTAGAGTCCTACCTCCTCTTCACCAATCCTCACAAATATGGCTGGTCAATCGACGTCCGGTTCACTCCAATTCGTGTTGTTTGCAACAACACTCTGACTCTCTCGCTCAATACTCAGTCGAGCAAGATTGTAAAGGTTAGCCACCGTCGTGAATTCGATGGTGATCTGGTCAAGGAAACTCTTGGTGTTGCCAAGGAAAAGCTTGCCAAGTACAAAGAAATGGCTGCTTATCTCGGTTCGAAGCGTTTCACAGACGAGTCGATTGTAGATTACTTCACTCGCGTCTTCCCAGTCTCCGGTTCCAAGAAGGAAATCAGCAAGAATGCTGGTATCGCTTTGGAAATCATGGACCAGCAACCTGGTGCAGAATTTGCTGAAGGTAGCTGGTGGCAGGCATTCAACGCTGTCACTTTCATGACCGATCACATGATTGGTCGTAATTCTGACAATCGTCTGACTTCGGCTTGGTATGGTGCTAATAAGAACCTTAAGACTAAGGCACTGGAAACTGCCGTAGAATTTGCAGACGCAGCATGATTGTAACTTACCTGCCATGGCTAATGTCATGCCTTACCATTTGGATGACGTTGCTGGCAGGTAACAATCACCCACGTGCATGGGCAGTTGGACTCGGCAATCAAGTCCTTTGGATTACATGGATTATTGCCAGCGAAACGTGGGGATTGATTCCGATGAGCATTGCGCTTGGAATCGTTTATGCCCGCAATCACTTTAAATGGAATACTGTGGAGGAAAAGAATGATTGAAGTGAAGAGTAGGTCCCCAGAATCTTGGGGACCGCTAGCCAAGGTTGGTGATAGAGAGTTCAATCGTATTATTAACAACCGCAAAGGCAATACGAAGGATCTGATCAAGAAAGCCAAGAAGCTCAAGACCTATAAGGTTTGGTTCAAGAAAGTTTGGGAATCAGATTACTTTGAGATCCTAGCAGAGAATGACTATTCAGTTGGCAGTGCTGCTCGAGCTTATTTCAAAGCAAATGAAAGTAAGATCGGGTTCAAGGAACAGCCCCGTAGCAAGTGGGCGAATGGTTATGCTGGTTATGATACACTAAGTTATGTAAAGGTGAAAGAATCTACTACGAATAAATAAATTCATGGTAGAAGAAAATGGTACTTACTTTGTAGGAATGTCTTTAGAAACCGAGGATGATGAAATCATCTTTCCGGTAAGATTTCATACAAAGAATTACAAAGAAGCTCTCATACTTACTCGCTGTATCACATCAGGTGACCCTCGAAAGCGAGTTATGTTTGCTGATATTGATGAGGAGTTCTAATATGAAAAAGCTTATTGCATCTGTTCTTGCTGCTAGCATGCTAATTACCACTCCGGCTTTTGCCGAACACCGCAAACGAGACAGAGACTATAGCCAACATGAACGCCGTAAAGGTGGTTGTGGCTGGCTTTGTGGAGCAATCATTGGCGGTGTTGTTGTAGGTGCTCTTTCCTCTGATCGTAGAGAACGCAGAGATCAAGAATACGATAACCGTTACTACCCACCAGATTATCGTTATGATAGACGTTATTGCGTTCGCGAACAAATTGTAGAATGGCATCGTGGTGAACGATACATCTACTGGCAAACTACCTGTAATTAAGGAATAATATATGAAGAAGTTTATTGCACTAGCACTTGTAATGCTAGCCACTCCAGCACTTGCTCAGAAGACACCAGTTGGTGTTACCTATGATACTACCATTGTTCGCGCAATCGATGGTGATACGGTTGTTGTTACCGCGCCATATCTTCCAGCACCACTGAAGCCTGAGCTCGGCGTTCGTATCTTTGGTGTTGATACTCCAGAGAAAAGCTTCCGTGCTAAATGTGAAAGCGAAAAGAAGCGCGGTGAGCAAGCTTCTGTCTTTACAAAAGACGTAATTGCTGCGACAAAGAAGCATCAGGTTGTTCTATACGATTGGGACAAGTTTGGCGGCCGTATTCTTGGCGATATTTTGCTTGATGGTATGAGCCTTCGTGATCTGCTTATCAAGAATGGTTTTGCTCGTGAATATTATGGCGACGCAAAGCAATCTTGGTGCAATTAATGTTTGACATTTAAATCAATCTAGTATATAAATAGAATATCAGTTGTTGACAATCAACAATAAAGGTTCCGAGGACGCGGGGGCAGTACCCGCCACCTCCACCATCTGCACTTCCCTCACAGGTATTCTA